TTAACAAGAGCACCAGAAAGAAGAATTTTTTATATTGATGTAGGTAACTTGCCGAAGAACAAGGCAGAGCAATATCTTAGAGATATGATGGCTCGACATAAGAACAAGTTACAGTATAATTCAGAGTCAGGTCAGATTACTGATTCGAGAAAAATGCTAACAATGACAGAGGACTTTTGGTTCCCTCGTCGTGGTGGTGAAAGATCAACTGAGGTTGATACATTAGCCGGCGGTAACGCACCAGGATTGAGTACGAACGAAAATATGGAATACTTTCAACGTAAGTTGTTTAAATCGTTAAAGGTTCCATTATCACGTTTAGAACCAGAAGCCATGGCAAGCTTTGGTAGAACATCTGAGATTACTCGAGATGAATTAAAGTTTGGTAAGTTTATTAGAAGAATTCGTACTCGCTTCTCTTGGATATTTAATACGGTATTAGAGAAGCAGTTAGTACTCAAAGGTATTTTAACACCTGAAGAGTTTAACGAAATTAGAAATGATATTCGTTACGACTTTGTTAAGGATAATTATTTTGAGGAATTGAAAGAAGCTGAGATTTTGAGAGAGCGATTAAATACTCTTAGAGATATATCTGATTATACAGGTAAGTATTTCTCTCACCAGTGGATTACTGCTAACGTGCTTCAAATGTCTGAAGAACAGCAGCAGGAAATGGAAGATCAGATTGCTGACGAAACGGCGCAAGGTGGTCATCCAGAAGACGATGCCTTTTAAGATATAAATAAAGAATAGAGTAAATTAAATTAGGGACTAAACATGAAAAATTATAAAGATCTTGTTTCAGAAGTTGCCCAGCCCAAGGCTCCTGAGGAAAAGCGATTTAAGGATCAACATACTATTGAGGTAATCCCTCATCCAGTTGCGCCTGATCACGTTTTCACCGGTGAGATTCCTGGGATCACTGATGGCAAGCGTCCAGCTGACGTCGATAACGCTGAAGCTGATTACGATAAAGCGTATAAATCTAAAGTAGATCAAACTTTACCTCAACGTGGTACAGGCCAAGGTAAACCAGTTGCTGAAGATAGCAATATAGTTAAAAAGTCAATCACAGAGATTCTTGGAGTCAATAAGAAAAAGAAAGACGAAAAGAAAGATGACGAATCAATGGAAGAAGGTAAAGTACCTTGTCCTCATTGTGATACAAAAGGTTGCGACCATTGTGAAGGTACAGGTTACCATATTAAAGAAGCTGGTTGTTCAGACGATACTTTAAAGGCAGAGAAGAAGCCTGTTAAGAAAGCAGAAACAAAAGAACATAAAGATGCTGACGCAGGCGATAACAAGGATTCATTAGAACCACAGAGTCATGAAGTTAAAAAGCCAAAGGTATCACCAACAGCTGTTACTATTAAAGATTCAAATGGTAAAACAATTTCATTAACGTTCAAAGAGATGTTAGACAAAGTTTCCACAGAGGAAGAATTGCTTGAGAGTCCCCAACAAGAAATTCCAATGATGATGAAACAGTTAAACTTTATTTGTTACGCTTCACAGGAAATTGAAGAATACCTTGGAGAAGGACAAGATCCTGAAGAATGGTGGCAAAACAAATTAGCAGAAGTATTCTCAAACGTTAAATCATTGTATGCTTATGCTAAAGGCGATTCAATGGTAAACGGTCGACCACTTGGAGCAGCAAAGATTCTTGCTCGAGCAGGTTACGGTGAATCAATTGAAGTAGGTTCGTTTGAACTAGAAAATAAAACTTCAGTTGAAATATCAGAAGAAGATGCTGCATTATTAAATAGAATGTTTGAAGAATTAACAGAAACGAATTCTAAAGATATGTACGGTGTTATGGTTGCTGACGAAGCAGGATTTAACGAAATACTAGAATTTGCTAAGGAGAACCTATCATGAATTTAATTACAGAATATAGAGAAGATTCCGTAGAAGTAATTACTGAAGCCAAAGATGATGGCAAAAAGAATTACTTTATCGAAGGAATTTTTATGCAAGGCGATATTAAGAATCGCAATGGAAGAATTTATCCAAGTAAAACGCTTGAGACCGAAATGGGTCGTTATCAAAAAGAATTTATTGAAACAAAGCGTGCACTTGGAGAACTAGGTCACCCTGATGGTCCACAGATCAACGGGGATCGCGTTTCACATCTAATTACTGAAATGAGACGAGACGGCAACGATTTTTATGGTAAGGCTAAAATCTTATCAACACCTATGGGGGAAATCGTCAAGAGCCTATTAGACGAAGGAGTAAAGATCGGGGTTTCAACTCGCGGTCTTGGTTCGGTCAAGGCAGGTAGAGATGGAGTTATGGAAGTTCAAAAGGATTTCCATCTTTCTACTGTTGATATTGTTACTGACCCTTCAGCACCAAATGCGTTCGTAAATGGTATAATGGAGAACGTAGAGTATTACTACGATATTGCTTCTGGAAATTGGAGAGCTCAACAAGCTATCGTCGATATCCAAGAAGAAGTCGAGAAAAAGATTAATCGTGTAGTAAGAACTATTGATGAAGAGACGGCAACAAGAATGTTTAAAACATTCGTCCAATCTTTGAGAAACTAAATTTTTATAAATAAATAAAGTAAAGTTTATTATAAACATATTTGTAGATTTAAACAAATTTTAAAGGAGAAAATAAATGGAAAACGTAGAAGAAAAATTCGTTTCCGACGATGGTATCTCAGAAGTACCTGCTGCTGTAACACCTGAAGGTGGAGAAGGTAAAAAGGACAAACTGAAGAAGACCACTACTGACGAGCCAAAAGGCGCAGTTGAACCTAAGAAAGTAATCCCTGGTCAAACTGATGCTGGAAAGGCTGTTCCTACTGCTGAAGAAACTGAAGTTGAAGCTGAAGTTGAAACAGTAGAAGAAGTAGTTGTAGAATCTTCAATTGAGTCAATCATTGAAGGCGAAAATCTATCAGAAGAATTCAAAAGCAAGATCAGTCTTGTATTTGAAGCCGCGTTGAACGAAGAAGTAAACAAAAGAACTGAGACAATTCGTGAAGAATTAACTAAGTCTTTAGACGAATCACTTGAAGAAGCAGTTACTGAGAAATTAGATACTGTTACTGAAAACGTTGATAAGTATTTAGATTACGTTGTTGCTGAATGGATGGCTGAGAACGAAATCGCAATCGAATCTGGAATTAAGGTTGAGATGGCGGAATCATTAATGTCAGGTCTTAAGAACTTGTTCGTAGAACATAATGTTAACGTTTCAGAAGAAACTGTTGATGTTGTGGAAAACTTAGAAACAACAGTATCTGAGTTGGAAGGGAAAGCCAATGACTTAGTAGCCGAGAACATCGACCTACAAAAAGAAATTGCCACTTTCAAATCAGGACAAAAATTTGACGAAATTTCAGAAGGACTATCTGTTAATCAGGTAGAACGTTTGAAAGTATTGTCTGAGAAACTTGATGTGGAAGATCTCGATGCATACGCAGAGAATCTTTCAGTAATTAAGGAATCATTCTTCAATGACAAGCCTATTGTGGAAGCAACTGGTGATGTACAGGAAGAGAATGATGAAATTATTCTAGAGGAACAGGAAGTATCTAAACCAACTTCTGATTACACCTCTATTAATGCTCTAGTTGAAGCTTTCAACACTAAGAAGTAATTAGAATAATTAATTTGGTTTTTAAATTAAATTTTAATTTTAAATAAAGGAGATCCAAAAATGGATAACTATACAAGACTAGTGGAAAAGTGGGAGCCTATCTTAGCGCACGAATCTTTTTCACCAATTACTGATAATCATAGGAAAGCAGTTACAGCTACTATCCTTGAAAATACAGAACGTGCTTTAGCCGAAACTGGTGACTTATCAGCAAATATGACTTCTTTGCTTTCAGAAGCACCTACTAACGATGCCGGAACTGGCGGATTTGGTGGTGGTTCAGCAGCAGGCGGTCCTACAGCTGGTTACGATCCAATTCTTATCTCATTGGTAAGACGTGCAGTACCTAACATGATTGCTTATGATATCTGTGGCGTTCAGCCTATGACTGGTCCTACAGGACTTATCTTCGCAATGCGTGCAAAGTATGGCACTCAAGCTGGTGGCGATGCATTATTCAACGAAGCTGATACAGACTTTGCTGGAGACGGTACTCATGCTAATACTTTACCTGGTGGTTCTGTAACTACTGGTACAGGTATGGGAACAACTGAAGCTGAAGCCTTAGGCGACGGTAACGGTACTAACTATGCAGAAATGGCCTTCTCAATCGAGAAAGTAACTGTTGCTGCTAAGACTCGTGCTCTGAAAGCAGAATACACTACTGAGCTTGCTCAGGATCTTAAAGCTGTTCACGGACTTGACGCTGAAACAGAATTGGCTAACATTCTTCAAACTGAAATCTTAACTGAGATCAACCGTGAAGTTGTTAGAACAATTTATGATACAGCTGTTGTCGGTGCTGCTTCAGCCGCTACTCCTGGTACTTTCGACCTTGACGTCGATGCCAACGGTAGATGGTCTGTTGAGAAGTTCAAAGGTTTAATGTTCCAAATCGAGCAAGAAGCTAACGCAATTGCTAAAGGAACTCGTCGTGGAAAAGGTAACGTTGTTATCTGTTCTTCAGATGTAGCCTCTGCTTTACAAATGGCTGGTGTGTTGGATTACACTCCTGCTTTAAACAGCAATACTCTTGAAGTTGATGACACAGGCAATACTTTTGCTGGTGTTCTTAACGGACGTTTCAGAGTATACGTTGATCCTTTCGCAGGTGCTAACTACTTAGTAGTTGGTTACAAAGGTTCATCTGCATTCGATGCAGGTTTATTCTACTGCCCATACGTACCGTTACAAATGGTTCGTGCGGTTGGTGAGAATAGCTTCCAGCCAAAAATTGGTTTCAAAACCCGTTATGGCATGGTTGCGAATCCTTTTGCACAAGGTGCAACTCAAGGACTCGGCGCTATTACTGCTGATACTAACAAGTACTACAGAAAAGTTACAATCTCTAACTTATTCTAAGTCTCGTTAATAAAAAGAGTTTAGGTTAACTAAACCACTTTGGGCAACCTCTTCGGGGGTTGCCTTTTTTTATCTCTTGGAGAATGTAAATAATGACTATCGTATTTTGGGCAATAGTATTCTTTGGTACCGTAGGTGCTGTTGATGGCTCAATCAAAATGAACAAGAAGTGTGAACAAGAAGTAGAACAAGGAATTTCAGAAACTGTCCGCGAATGCAAACAGTATTACTTTGATACAAAAATCAAAAGTGGATGGTAAAGATAAAATTGGCAACATTGCGTTGCCTTTTTTATTCCCAAATAAAATCAGACCAAGGTTCATAATGACCAGCAACTCCAATTGCTGAATTATCGCAACCTCTTGCATCGTCCCATAATTCTAAACCTACTTTATCAAACATATCTTTCGTAAGTTTAATCATAGGAACATCTTTCATAAAGATTGCTGATTCGTAATCAATAGACATAGGCTTAACGTCAATATGATTCTCAGAAAATTCCTTAATCATACAAATGTATCTTTTGCCATCTTTAATAAACTGACACTGTTCAAAAACATCTCCGTATGTTTCTTCACCAAGCTTAGTCCACTTTTCAAATAATTTCATTACGCTGACCTCATTTCAAACTGTTCATCAATAAAGTGTTCCAACTGTTCTCCTTCGAGACCTAGAGATTCACCTTCTTCTTGTAATTGTTCTAAAACAATTTCATTCCATTCACAACTCATATCTTCTCCTTTATTTAATTTATACAACAATTATAATCTATCTCACGATAAATGTCAATAGTTTTATGAGAATAAAATGAATTATTTTCTTGAAAAGTAAGATCGGATCAAAAAGATCCTTGTATATGCGACAATAGTCATCACTAGAGTCACTAGAGTGCCCAATATGACAGGCTCAGTAATACCTAGATGTTCTATATAGATATAAAGTAGAACGAGGTTGAGAGGATAATTGATTGCCAAACCGGTGGCTATTTGAAAGGATGTTTCTTTGTGGATTTGTTTTGTTTCTGGTTTCATATTAATTGCGAACCAAGCATTTGTCCTAGTTCTTTGTATTCTTCATAATGAGCAGACTGAACTGCTATCTTATTTGTTTCAAAATTCTTTGCGATTATTTTAATGGTGTCTTCTTCGTAAATAGAAACACAACCTACTGGTGTTTGGCAAGTTCCGTCTATCTCTTTTAACATATACTTTTCAGCCATGACCATATACCAAGTATTCCAATGATTCACTTTTGATAAATCTTCTTTCATAGGATTATCACTTTTTACTTGTAAAGCAATAACACCTTGTCCTGGAGCAGGCATCATATCAGCAGTTCCAAATACTCTACTTGCTCTATGAGTTAATAGTGCTGCATCAAGTCCTGCCTTTGCTACGCATATTGCGTCGTACTCTCCATTGTCCACTTTATTAATACGTGTATCAAGGTTACCACGAATAGGAATTATTTCTGAGTTTGGATAGAGGTCTTTAAGTTGAGCAATACGTCTTGGACTGCTTGTACCAATCGTTCTCGGATTTACTTCATTACCAACTAAACAATCTCGTGGGTCTCCACGTCTTACAACGCAAGGTACCTCAAGTAAATGATCGTTGTCTCGAGTAAGATCTTTGAATGCATGACAAGCAATATCTATATCACCGTCTATTAATGCTTGTTCTATTTCTTTTGTAAATACACCTTTACCACCCATCTCTTCAATAGAGGTTGTTGGATTAAGGTCTGCTGTGGATTCTATAAGAACAGTTTCCAATTGCATCTGAATTGCTTCTTTAGCAATTCCTGTATAGACAAGCGCAAGTTTTGACTTACGTGTTCCAATCTTTGGAATGATCATAATTTAATTTTCTAAAAGATATTCGTTAAAGGAAGTAGTGTCGCCTTCAGGACCTGTGACAAGAACTGGTATACCTTGCTTATCCATCTTTTCGACAAATAGTTTGGCATCTCTGCTACGCATCTGTCCTTGGTCAATTCTCTCCATTGTAGAAGGATTGATTATGGCAACGTTTACTAATTCAAAATGGTTACTCATATTTCACCGATTAAGTGACTCCGTACAACTGTCGTAACCAAACGACCATACTTATCATATGTATATACGATCTCAGATTGATATTCACCATTCACTGTAACAGTCGTTTTAATTGTCTGCTGACGGTACTCCATGATTGGAGGTGTGTATGGTACATTATAATTAGCGGATACTTCAGCTACTTCTGGTATCATCTTTATCTTCCTCTTCAAGAAATAAGATATCTTCATCAGGCCATCTTATCATTTCGGTATCTTTACCTTCTCCAACAACCTTAAGAAAGCCCATCTCTATAAGTGTATCAATAGTTTGTTGGGTTATGCGTTGGGCATCTATCATGTTATCTCGGTCAAACCGAAAATACCAACCGACTGCAGTAAAGACTATTGCAGTTGTGATAAACATCCAGAGATCCATTATTCACCATACCTTGCGAGTACAGCATCAATGATCTTCTCTGGTGTTGATTGATCTGGGTTCTCAACATGATCATCGACTTCTATTTCAGTCTTGATGTAGTCATATCTGATTGCCATTTCAAACAGCTGATCTTCTGTCAAAGTTTCAAGACATGCTTCCAAGAGTTCAGACTTATCAATGAACCTTTTATCCGCATCTTCGAATAACTGCTTTGCTAACTTTTCCATATACACTCCTATTTACTATTACTAATTATAATCAAGCTAATCTCTGACCTTGCCACCAGTCAGGAATCATTCTTTTCGTCCAAACCAATTTGAATCTTTCTTCTTTGGTATGGTAAAAAGCACGATAAGATTTAACGGCGTCTTCAAATATACATTCTGGGTTTGAAGACATTGCTAATTTAAATGGAGTCATAACAGTATCAGGTATACTGTTTGGAGGGTTGCGTAAGATACGTCTCAGCTTGGTATCTGTCATGTGGGTCTTACCGTAACGATAAGTGTATTCATCACATAATGCAACAAAGTGTTTGTAGTGCCAATCATAGTTGGCTTTTGATTCTCTCGTCCATATCGTCGATGGATGATTATGATGACAGGCTTTATAGAGTGTATCTTCGCGACTGTCTTCAAGGTAATAATACTTTAGCATAGAACCTTTCTTTGAAGGTCTACGTTCCATTTTGCCGTCAAGCATACGATGAACGGTTGATAACATTTGAGCAGACTCAATAATCATTTTTACAACATGCTTGTCGCACTGATCTTGAGCTGCTTTGACTGGATCGTTGTCTAAAATAAAAATATTCATAGTGTATATTATAACAAAGTTAAGGATGAATGTCAATAGTTAAACATTCATTTGGCGAAAAACTATATCCCATTGATTTCATAAAGCCTTCGAGTACTTCAACCATATCATCACGCGATAAATTTTTTTGCATTACATCAATTGTAATACGAGTGTTTACTGAAGAACTATGTTCATAAGGATGGCATATCAACTGGATATACGGTTTTTCAGTTTGCGGATTGTGGTCAATCATCAATTTTCTCCATCATATCTGAAAGAATCATCAATTGTTTCCATGACTACTTTTGCCTGACCTAAAAGTTGTGAAACAGGCGAATCATATTCGGCGAAGTAATATTCGTACCGATCTTGATCCTCGTACATTTCTTTGACTTCATCACCTAATCGAACGAGCACTTGAAGTTGTTCTTTCATTTCGTCTGATATTATCATCGCTGTACATTTCCTTGATTTGGTACCTCGAGCCGGACTTGAACCGGCAAGGCATTTCTGCCGATGGATTTTAAGTCCATTGTGTTTACCAATTTCACCACCGAGGCATTAATTGGTGCGGAAGGCTGGAATCGAACCAACTCAACTTTCGTGTCAGATTTACAGTCTGATGCGACTCTCCTACTTCGCCGCTTCCGCATTATAACTGGTAGTCCCTAGGAGAGTCGAACTCCTGTTGCCGAGATGAAAACCCGGTGTCCTAACCACTAGACGAAGGGACCTTTTACTTCCTACGAAGCTTTCAGCATTGTGGCAGGGACTCTCCACATTCCATCTGGTGTATCAACCTTGATGTTCTTTTGCATTACTTTATCAACAACTCCACTAACCTTTTGATTAGTCCTTGAATTGATGAAGAATACTTTGTCACCTTTTTGAAAATTACCAGTTGCCATTGAGGCAGCATTGTTTCTATGGTTCTTGAACAAGTTAGCAACAGTGTTAAAATCACCACTATCCATTTTTGCGAATAATGTATTGATTTTGGTAAGATCAGATTTAGTAAGACTCATAATGTATTTCCTATTTAATTTAATTTATACAACTATTATATAACAGTTCTTTATGAATGTCAATAGTTATTTCTTAAAAAGAACCACTTTTTTCACAACGAATTTCAGCAAGATCTACTTTGAGCTCTGAGATCATACTTAAGATCTCTCCTGAGTAGTACTCCTTACTTAAATGCTTGTTCAATGTTAGCATTGCGTTTTGAGCTTCTTGTAGAGCAGCGATCTTACGATCAATGTTTTTTACTTCAACCATCTTTATCTCCAGGTCTGTAGTTCGCGAACGGCACATTCCGATCTTGAAAGATTGCGTTCAAGACTCTCATTGTGCGTTTGAAGTTTCCAAATCTCTAAGATGAGATCTCGCTTTGACATTTTCATAAACTTTTCAAACTCAGGCAAAAGCTCTGGGAACTGTTGCTTATTCGGAGTCGGTGTTGAGTACAATGTTCTGTCTTTCAAATCAAGTTCCTTTTTGATTATTGAATGTATATTCTAACAGGATCCTTTGCGGATGTCAACCATTATTTTAACTTATTTTCATAAAACAATGAATTGGGTTGCTGAACATGGTACCAACTTCGTCGAAGCCGTATAGAACAGCTCCATCGTTAAGAGGATCGAAACCTTCTGCGTACTCAACAAGATCGTAACCGAAAGGAATGGTACCACTGAACTTGTTGATGTCAACCTTGATAATTTCTACTTGCATTTTTTCGTTCCTTTTCAATTATTTAATATAGATATTATAAACGGTTTCTTTGTGAATGTAAACAACTTTTTTCTCTCTGGTTAGAACATTTTGTTATATAGATCACGGTTGTTATAACTATTAGATTCTCCTCTAGAGGTCAAGTATGGCATCAATGGTATCAATCAATGGACAAAACAAAGTCCTCTAGATCGTCATTCTAATCTTTAATTAATGTAATAAAAAGATTGCATCTGTATAAATAACGGTATGGAAGAAATTTTTCAGCTAATATCAGATGTTGGCTTGCCAATTGCTGGTGCACTCGTTATGGGATTTTTCCTATTCGTAATCATCAAGCAAATATTTGAAGGTATCATAGATAACATTGCTACACTAACAATGTTTGCCGAATCCTTAGAAAACAGAGCAAGAACAATGTCAAACGAGATGGTCAAAATTGATCTTCTTGTCTCGAGTGCGTTAGGATTAAATCCTGACATTGAGCGTGTTGCGCGAGCTGAAAATTTCGTTGAAGATGGTAAGATTGACGTAAGAAGAGATTAGATGGATATTGCAGTATTAATACAGGAATATGGTTTTCCTACAGTGATGGTTGTCGGTTTGGGATATTTTGTTTATTTCGTTTGGAGATTTGTAAACGAAAAGTTACAACCAGAAATTGACAAGCAGCATATGGCTTTAATCAAATTGATTGACCGTATGAGAATGTTGGATCAAGACCTTATTCGTTTACAACAAAAAGTTGATGTTGTATTGAAGTATAAAGAAATTGAAGATTTGAAGAAAAGAGGTAATGATGAAGATTAATTGGCAAGGAAAGGGATTGACAATATTGGTTATTGGAATATACTCCATGCAGCTTAGCGCTGAACCAATCGTCCACGGTTTTAAAAATCCATCCTTTAGTGGGATAGGAACAGGTGCACACTACCTTACCGTTGAGAACCAAGAACACGGTAGAAAGAAAGCAATTAAAGATGCGTTGGAAGCAGCGCAGAGAGCAGCAGATCGAGAAGCCTCTAATACAACTCTTGCTAAGTTTATTAGGAACTTGGAATCACGTATCTATGCTCAGTTATCAAAACAGTTAGTTGATAACATGTTCTCTAACGACAACCCAGTTAGATATGGATCTTTCGTATTGGAAGGTTCAACAGTAACTTACGAAGTAATTACGAATGCAGATGGAACTGAATTTATTAAAATGACAATTGTTGGAGAAGATGGAACTTCGACAGTTATCGAGATACCGATTGGCAGCGGTAACTTTGGAGGAAGCGATGATACGGGCTCTGACGGCGGTTAGCGTATTACTGTTTTTAACAGGCTGCGCTTCTTTTTCACAAATTCCAGTTTGGAGTGAAGATCCAGGCGAATGTTCCTACGAGAATGGAAAGTGGGATGATTGGAAAGAAGAAAGGTATATTGGTGATAAAGCATACCAAGGAACAAGAAAGTTTTTTGGTAAAGGATTAATTTGTGCTGAAAAGCCACAGGTAGTTAAGTTACCATCCTTTATGGAATTATTGAATCTACCACCTGCGACTACAATGCCTGTCGTTGCAGTATATAGATTTGAAGATAAAACAGGCCAAAGAAAAGATTCACAGACAGGTCAAAGTTTTAGTACAGCAGTTACACAAGGCGGTACTGAACTATTGATTGATGCACTCAAAACTGCAGGTAATGGAAAGTGGTTTAGAGTTGTGGAAAGACAAGGGATAGATGCTCTTGTTCGAGAAAGACAGATTATAAGATCAGCTAGAGATGAAGCAGCTAAGAAGCTGAATGAAAAATCTCCAGGTGTAGGTCCTCTATTATTCGCAGGAATGATTATAGAGGGCGGTATTGTTGGTTATGATAGTAATATGAAAACTGGTGGCAGAGGAGCGCGAACTTTAGGTATAGGTTTTAGTAATCAATACCGACAAGATCAAGTAACTGTTTCTGTGCGAGCAGTAAGCGTGTTGACAGGTGAAATACTATTGAATGTCCAAACAAAAAAATCAATCCTAAGCTATGGAGCTGGAGGAGACGTTTTCCGTTTTGTAGAACAAGGAACACAATTGATTGAGTATGAGGACGGAGTGGGAAATAATGAGTCAGTGACATACGCAGTACGAACAGCTATTGAGGCTGCCGTACTAGAAATGGTTTACCAAGGCCACGATAGAGGGTTTTGGACAATCGCAGACGGACATCGCCACCCCCATCAGAATGATCATAATGGGACAAACGATAAACATGCGATGAAAACAATAAAAGGAAACGATAATGAAACATAAAATAATAGGCCTATCTTTATTATGTTTATTTTCTTTCAATGCATTTGCAGCAGCAACGGACGATAATGAAATTAACATCGACCAAACTGGTGACACGTTAACGTTATATATTGACCAATATGGTTATGGTAACAAGATTGGGCTAAACGACTTTAGTTCTTCTTCAACACCAATGACTATAGTAGGTACTTCATTAACAATTAATGTGGATCAGATCGGTAATGAGAATTTACTTTTCGGACCTTTGGCGTCAGATAGCTCAACTTACAATCTTCTTTTTACAGGAGATAGTAATTCTTGGGATTGGAACATAGGTGATACAGGTTCTTCAGATAGTTCAGCAATGGATGTTGATATTACTGGTGATTCTAACACTATGGACTTTGACCAAGGTTTTGCAGCTAGTGCAGAAAGATTAGATTTTGATTTGACATTAATCGGAGATACGAATATCTTTGATGTTGACATAGATGTGGATGATGCAGTTTGGAACTTCGATATTACAGGTGGTTCTAATAACATCAACACTATGCAGAAGGATGGCGGAGAACAGGAAATCAACGTAACGTTGACTGGTGATTCTGCTGACATAGATATCAATCAGTTAAGTGGAACATGCCCAACGGGTATTACTACTTGTAATGGTATCATCACATTAGATGTGGATTCTGATAATGCAACTATCCAAATCAATCAGAAAGATAACGCTAACGACAGCTAAGATACTACTCGCAGGAGTATTATTGCTATTTACACATAATAGTAATGCTACGCCTATTGGTGAAATAGTTGAGTCGACAGGTAGCGGACAAATTGTTAGAGAGGCTGGTAATAGTATCAGTCTCTCAGACATCCCTCCTATTGAGTTAAACGATACCGCAGAAACTTCAAACGGCCGTATGCTTATTGAGTTTTTAGACAAAGCTGAACTCTCACTTACAGAGCATACAAAGGTATACATAGACAAAGTATACTACGATCCCGACCCAAGTAAATCAAAAATGACAATGCGCATGGCATTAGGTACTGCGCGGTTTGCTTCTGGTCGATTAGGAATGGTCAATAAAAATAACATTGACATTCAAACACCTACTGCATCAATAGCAGTTCGTGGAACAGATTTTACAACGACGATAGATGAACTCGGAAGATCTCTCGTTATATTATTACCTGACCAATATGGTAATCCTTCTGGTGAGATTACTGTATCTAATGATGGTGGAACTATTACTCTTAATGAAGCCTTCGCAGCAACAATGGTTTCTTCTTTAGATTCTCCACCAACAAGACAAATCACAATGAATGGAATAACGACAAGTATGATAGACAATATGTTTATCGTATCACCTCCGCCTGAAGTCAAAGAAGCAATAGATGAACAAGTAGCAGATGATATGAATGCAGATCAAGGATTACTTGATGTTGACTTTTTAGAGTTTGATGGTTTGGATATGGACTATTTAGATGATGATGCTTTAGAGTTTTCAGAGCTTGACATTGATTACTTAGATGTTGATTTTCTCGTAGATGTACTAAATGTTGTTGAGG